ATCATCACTTTTCAAAGACATTTACGACAACACACAATTTAACAGAAAACAGCTTGATGTACTAACAAAAGAACTTGTTCAGTTTATTAAGGATGGAGATACTGCTGTACAAATAGTACCGATGATAAAAGAGTATCTTGAAATCAATGTTAAAAACGATGACCAACTTGTTAAGATGGCTGGTATTGTTCAGAGACTTATTTCTGCTGAAGGTAAGGCTGGTGCGGAAGATGAGTTTGGATTATCAGAAGAAGAAAAAACACAGTTGTTGTCTGGTATAGAAGATATGGTAGAAGACATACAAGTAGAGTCTGATAAAATACACCGTAAGATAGAAAATGTAACCAAGAGTAATTAATGGCATATACAGAAAAAGTAGGTGGAAGTCTTGATAGAATAGAAATGGATGCTCTTCCAAAGAAAAATCAAATTCAAAAATATGTAAGAGATTGTATTGATGCATCTAAATTTTTCTATCACGAGTCTGAAGAATTTTATGTTACAAATGTAGTACATAATGTGGTGGGAGAAAGAGGTAGTGTTCAAGGATACTTTGTAAATAAACCAGGAGAAGTAAATAGAAATGTAGATTTGGTAAAACCATTATGGCCTAATATAGTTACAATACCAGTTGTTGGTGAACGTGTTGTTGCTATAGAATATGGTGGACAATTTTATTACACTAGTATAATAAATAAAACAGATTTTATTAACGAAAATTCTGTTGTAGATCCTCGTGACTTTGAAGTAAAAAAACTTGGTGATACTTTTGAAAGAAGAAATATACCTCAAATAGAAATAAATGAAGGTTCTGTTGCATATGAAGGTCGTTACGGGCAATCTATACATTTTGACAGAAATATCGATGGTGATGATATATCACCAGTTATAAAAATAAGAGCAAATCATCAACAAAAAAATGGATTGGTATCTGAGGATATTGAAAATGATGACTCTTCGATTTATTTAACTTCAAATGGATTACTAGGTAAAACATTTAATGGAAACGAAATTTCAGGAAAAAAAGTGTTAATAAAATCTAACGGTATATTTATTAATGGAAGAGATGAAGTTCTAATTGGTACAAACTTAGAAGGTAAAAATAAAAAAATAGATTTAACAACCTCAACAATTAATTTAAATTCCAATGAAGTTAATATTGGAAATGGTGATTTACAACCAGTAATAAGAGGAGATGATTTAATTTCATTTATAGATACTTTTTTAAATCAATTAGACATAGCGGCTCTTGCTTTCAAAGTAGATTCTGTAGGTGGAGCTGCTTTAACAACAGCTGTAAAAACTTTAAAAAAAATATTAGATTTAAGTACAATGAAAAGTAAAACAACAAAAACAGTATAGGAGTTATCATGACTAAGAAAGACCTTGTAAAAGTAATACAAGAAGTAGTTAGAAGAGAGGTAAAAAAAGAAGTTAAGGCGATATTTATAAAAGAACAAACATCTCCAAGTGATAGTACACCAGTACTATCTGAAATTATGGAGCAAAAAGTTTCAGAACCTAAAGAAGAAATAAAGTACACTAAAAACACAGCTTTGAATAGCGTTTTAAATGAAACTGTTGGACTAAGTAAAAAACAAACTCATTTTGATGAGTATCCAACTATGGGTGGTGGAACATTTGATAAATCAAGAATGCAAGAATTGATGGGATATGGTCAATCAGAAGAAGTTAAACGTGATATGGTTGCAGTTGATACTTTACAAAAGGCTGGGAAGACAGTAAACGATGTGCCAGAACACGTAACAAGTGCATTAACAAAGGATTATAGTAAGTTGATGAAAGCTTTAGATAAGAAGAAACAAGGAGGACTTGGATAATGCCAAGAAGTGCTAGAGAAATAGATGTAGATCCAGACACATATATAGGATTATCATTTCCATTACGTGCAGATAACAACAATAATTTTTCAATGACTAAAACTTCATTACAACAAGCACAGCATAATCTTAAAAATTTACTACTAACTCATCCTGGTGAAAGAGTAAACCAACCAGAATTTGGTTGTAGATTAAGAGAGTTGTGTTTTGAACAAAGAGATGAACAATTACCAAATAGAATTGAAGAAATTATTAAAGAGTCTGTTTCTTTTTGGTTACCTTATATTAACATTATTGATGTTAAAACATTAACAGATGATAAAAATACTATATTTGTTACGTTAAAATTTTCTACAACTTTAAATCCAAATACTTTAGAACAAATTACATTAGATACTAGTTACACAGCTACTAGATATTAATAGGAAAAAAAATGGCAAGAACAACTGTAAAAAAAGACTCAGTAAAATCAGTTAATTATCTTAATAAAGACTTTAATGATTTTAAAGGTAATTTAATTGAATATGCTAAGCAGTATTTTCCTAATACTTACAATGATTTTAATGAAGCATCACCGGGTATGATGTTCATTGAGATGGCATCTTATGTTGGTGACGTTCTTTCGTATTACATTGATGCTCAATTTAGAGAATCTTTACTATCTTATGCTGAAGAAAAAAGAAATGTATATAATATAGCTCAGTCTTTTGGATATAAACCAAAAACTACATCTGCAGCTACAGCTGTATTAGATGTATTTCAAACTATACCAGCATTAAACAATTTACCAGATTACAGGTATTCCTTAAATCTACCTGCAGGAGTGGTTATAAAGGCTTCTTCTAATGGTACAACATTTAGAACTGTAGAAGATTGTAATTTTAAATTTTCTAGTTCATACGATTCTTTGAAAGTATCTACATTTGAAACAGATGGTGGTGTTCCAACTAAATTTTTACTAAAAAAACAAGTAAGAGTTCAAAGTGGAGAAATACAAAAAGAATATTTTGATTTTAATTCTGCAGAAAAATATTCAGAAATTAGATTAGGTAATCCTGATGTTATAGAAATTTTATCTTGTACAGATAGTGATGGTAATAAATGGTATGAAGTAGATTCTTTGGCAAGAGATACTATATTTGAAGATATGGAAAATAATGTACAAAACAATCCTATGGCTTCTGCTGATAACGATTTGTCTCCTTACATTTTAAAACTAAAAAAAGTTTCTCGTAGATTCTCAACTTACATAAATGAAAATAATGAAACAATCTTAAGATTTGGAGCTGGCGTATCAGATAATCCTGACGAAGAAATAATTCCAAATCCAGATTCTGTTGGTTCTAGTTTACCAGGTAGTCCATCAAAATTAACAGAAGCTTTTGATCCTAGTAATTTTTTAAAAACACGTACATTTGGATTGGCACCTGCAAACACTACACTCACAATTGAATATACATACGGTGGTGGTATAGATGATAATGTAAATACAGGTGAGATAAATCAATTATCTAACATAAGTTTTGAAATACAAAGCGCATTGTTATCAAGCTTATTAGTTCAAGATGCAAAAAATTCAGTATCATTTACAAATCCAAGACCAGCTACTGGCGGTTCTGCTGGTGAAAGTATAAGAGAGACTAGAGAAAATGCATTAGCTTACTTTCAATCACAACAAAGAATAGTTACTAAAGAAGATTATATCGTAAGAGCATATTCATTACCAGCTAAGTATGGTAATGTTGCAAAAGTTCATTTTGTACAAGATGAACAACTAAATAGTGTTGGAAGTATAAATTCTCAAGATTACACTATAACATCTGAAGACGTTGATAAAAAGTTATCTACACTTCAAGCTAACAAGATACCAAATCCATTAGCAGTAAATATGTATACTCTTGGATTTGATAGTAATAAAAAACTATCTACACTAACAGAAACAACAAAACAAAATTTAAAAACTTATTTATCACAATATAGAATGCTTACGGATGCAATAAATGTCAAGAATGCATATGTTATTAATATTGGTATAAATTTTTCAATACTGACAAAAGCAAATTTTAATAAAAATGATGTTCTTCTAAGATGTGTTTCAGTAGTTAAAGATTTCTTCGATATTGATAGATGGCAAATAGGACAACCAATTGTACTAGGAGATATTGCATATGAATTATCTTTGGTTGATGGAGTTGCATCTATTGTACCACCTATAGATGATAATCCAGATAAACATCAAGTTTTAGTCAAGAATTTATTTGATGTTGGACAAGGTTATTCTGGAAATATTTATGATATGGAAAATTCTTTAAAAGGTGGTGTTTTATATCCAGCATTAGATCCTAGTATATTTGAAGTTAAATTTCCAAACTCAGATATTAAGGGTAAAGTAGTTGGTGATAATTTAGGTATAGTGGAGTAGACAGATGCATTATTTTACATTCGCAGAAAAAGATTCAACTTTATATCAAGCTAGTGGTAGTTTAAATTCAGGTATGGATGAAATAATAGAAGTCAGAAAAGACGTTAGTGATAGCGGAGAAACAGTAAATTCTAGTAGAATAGTAATAAAATTTAATTTAGACACGATATCAGGTTCTCTTAATAGTGGAACTATTACAAATGCATCATATTTTTTAAATTTATACGATGCAAAACCAGAAGCATTAGTTACATCTCAAAGTTTATACGCTTATCCAGTAAGTGGTTCGTGGATAATGGGCGATGGTCGTTCATATGATAATCCAGTAACAGATGAGGGATGTAGTTGGTATTACAAAGATGGGGAGACAGACGGTACATTATGGGACAGTCAAGTTAGTGCATCAGGTGGTTCTTGGTATAGTGGTAGTTTATATGAAGCTTCATACTCGTTTGACCATAAAACTTCAGATGTAAGAATGAATGTTACTGATATTGTTAATAAGTGGTTAGATGGAACGATTCCAAATGATGGATTTATGGTTAAGAGAAGTGGTAGTGTTAGTAATGCAAATACTGGTAGTGATGAAGGTAATACAACAAGGTTTGGTAATCTATCATTCTTCTCATCAGATACTCATACTAAATATCCACCAACATTAGAAACTGTGTGGAATGATTCTAAATATGTACCAGGTACCTTATCACCATTGGCTGGTTCAGAGATGGAAGACATGGTTGTTTATATGAAAGGTTTAAGACCAGAGTATAAAGAAAATTCTAGAGTAAAATTCAGAGTTGTTGGTAGAGAAAGATTTCCATCAACAACATACTCAACGACTGCAGATAATTTAACTGTGAAATATTTACCTATTAGTTCATCTTACTATTCTATTAGAGATGCAGAAACACATGATGTAATTGTACCCTACGGTAGTGGTTCATTACTCAGTTGTGATTCTAGTGGAAATTACTTTAATATTTGGTTGGACGGATATCAACCCGAAAGGTATTACACTTTAGAATATAGAGTTCAAAGTGGTAGTGGAACAGTTGATGAAACAGATCAATATTTTGACGAGGGATTTACATTTAAGGTAACCATATAATGCCGTACACAATAGAAGAGTTACAGGCTTTAGATTTCTACAATAATTTTAGAAATGATTTAAGAGCTGAACATATAAACAAGATAGTAGATTATGCAAAAAATAAGTTTAGAGACGAGAACAATGTTCTGTACTCATTTGAAACTATAGAAAGAGATTCTGAATTAGGAGTTGGATTGGGAATAGAGAGCTCAACTTTATTATCTAGTCAAACGGGCCCTTACTCAGATTTTCCTGCGTTGTTAAACAAATCCGAATTAGATGCTGCAGAAGCTGGTGAAGATAATTTTTTAGAAGATTTAAACGCTCCTGGATACTTAGATGATTTTGAAAATTTTATTAGAGAAAATTCTCATTCAAAACAACAAATTAACAACATTTATCCTGACTACAATAGAAGAATTATAAATTCAATAATCGAAAGAAGCTTTACTGAATTAATTGAATTAAGTGTTGCGGATAGTTTACCTGATGGAGTATTCAATGGTGATATTATTATTAAAACAGACGCTGCAGATTCTACAAAATGGTTAGTAGTTGGAAATCAAAAAAGAAAGTTTGCTACAAATGAATCATTTTACGGTGAGGACTATAATTATAGTGATTTAAAAGCTTTAGATGATGCTATATTAAATTTAATACCAGATGGTGAGCCAATAGAATAATGATAACATTAAAAGAAAAAGATAAAGAACTTATAACAACATCTAAAGTTGTTAATTATGAGGCCTCAGATAAGTTTTATTTAGGTGGTAAATTTGGAGAACTAGATAGCGATTACGTTCATCTTCTAATTCACGATGAAAATGAAAATTTCTTAGAATCATATATACTAGTTTCAGACGATTATATGTTTGATGACGAGGATAGGTTTCAAGCAAAAACTGGAACAATTCTTAGAAAACTAGGATATGATAGGGGTAGATTTGTGTTGAAGTTCGTATTTCTTAGATACTTGGGTGGAACTCCTAATACAGTATTAGTGCAGACAGATGGACAAATATATAAAGGAGCTTTTGATAAGAATAATCCTCAAGATATGTTGCGTGTTACTGGTGGTCGTGGTGTAGTACCAGATTTATCTGTAAAGGATGATAGATATCTAATTGATGAAATATCAGGTACTCGCACAGAAATAAGAATAATACCACAGGCAATTGTTGATGAAGAATATTTAAAAAAGTTTAGTAATTTAAGAAAAGAAAGAGCAAGAATAACATCAAAAGATTTTGGATTGTCTAAAATTAAATTTACTGGTCCTGGTTCTATTGCTGGAGATTCTAGAAAAGTTAAATTTACAGATACAGGACAATCTACTATACCAAATGATATATTGACCGAAGGTAAGTTTTTTATACCAAACGCTTTCATTACTAGCATAACACCTCCAGAACCTATTTACAGTAGAGGAGATAATATACTTTTTAATGCAGAAATTGATGCAGAACTTCCAAGTGACATTCAAGCAAGTTTTCGTTTTTCTAGTTTACTTCTTGGCTCAATATCAAATAAAAGTGGAGATATCATTTCAAACTCAGGATTTGAAGATCCTAGATTTAAATTTGATACGTTCCAAACTTATTTCAAAGATTTTAATAATGAAAGACAAGGTGATCCATACAATGCATTTACGGGAAATTTTCAAAATAATCCAGTAATGATGAAATTATTTGAAAGAGTTTCAACTCATGGTTCGGATGCTATTCCAAAACAAGTTAGAAGGGTGTATCCAGGATCAGAACACATAGTAACTCCAATTTATCTTAGAGAATCTGGTAATGGAGTAATTTTTGAACTACAAAGTAATAGTGCACTAGTTAGACAAGCTGATGAAACTAATCTTCCGACAAATTACACTTGGACAATATCAGGATATGATTGGGATAAAGGAGGATCCTCGACTTCTAATAAAGGGTGGACACCAATTAAACCGGGTGATAAAGGATTTGGTGATTTTGTAATACTAGAACCATCAGACCTTGAAGGATTTAGTTTTGACTCACCTGAAAAATTTGCTACTGTTAGGAGTAATCCATTTTCAGCTAAAACTGAAAATAGCACAAATGGAAGTAGCATACTAATCAAAATAAACAGTTGGGATGCATACATTGGTATTGGTTTAACTGTACAACAAGCTGGTACGAATGCAGGTAATGAAAAATCAACAGTTTTTTATCCAGCATGTATTGTAACTGCTAGGAATGATTAATGATTAAATTTAATAAACAAAGAGATATATAATGCCAGAACCAAATGAAAATACTGGAGGTGGATCATCAACTGGAGGAAGTAGTCCAGGTAGACCACCAGCTGGTCAACCAGAGATATACATAGATCCAAGAGGAGATACCATTGTCGTTCAAGAGGGTGGAGGTCCTCCCCCTACAATAGACTATGCATCTAGATTAGACCTAGAAGCTAGAGAAATTGGTTTTCCAGAATCACCTACTTGGAACTACAATGTATGGATATGGTCTATAAATCAAAACAGTCATGGTGGTGGCGGTGAAGAGATATTTAGAGAAACAAGAACCACAACATCATCAAATTATACAGGCTCTCCTTACAGACTTCTTCTTGAAAATGGTCTTATTGGTCTAAACATACAGTCAATGGAAGATGGCTTTGCAGATGGTGCAATCGGAGATAGTGGTCCACAAGGTGTAATAAATACTACTGTAGTTTGTTTACCAGGAACGGAAGACGAAGATACAGGTGATATTGTATATGGTCAAGAAGCACGATATTTACTAGATGTATCATATGGTATTGCAGGAAATAAAACAGCACCAGAAGGAACTGAACGTCCAGATCAAATAGAATTACCACCAGGAACTCCCAATTATGCTGCATTCAAAGCAACTGTATTGGGTAAGGGAACGGATGGTGGAGTTGAATATTTTGAGTTAGATGAATCTTGGAATGAATTTAAAGACCAATTAGCTCCAAAAGCATTTGAAGCTCCTGGATTTTCTCCAGATGGTTTATTTGGAAATTACACTTTTAGTTACAAATTAAATGATAGAGAAGATTTAAATACTTACTTACATTTTGGTGATGATAAAATATATTTAACTACAAATGTGGTAACAGATAATGTAAAATATCCATATGAACCATATTCGATTATATTTAAAATGTATGAACCATTACCAACAGATATTACTGAAAAAGATAAAATGTATGTATGTAGGGAAGTATTGCCAGTATTAACAGAAACAGTTGAACTAGTTTCTTATGATCCAGAAGATAATGGAAATGATGTAAGAGACGTAGTAGTTCTTAAAAGTATGGACACGTTACCATGATAGATAATAAATCACCAATTACTAAAAGGACAATACCTTTAAAAAGTTATGATGATTTGGTAACCAATGATAATAACTTAAAAAAACAAATAGAAGATAAATATTTAGTTGAAAGTTCTGCAAAGTTAAGTATTGATTATTCTAATTACGAAAATTTTATTAACTTCTCATCTGCAAAATCAAGACTAAAAAACTTTAAATATAAAGTACAGCAAATAGAAGAATATACTCAAGAAAGTTCTTCGTTTGTAGGAAGTACTACTACAACAGAAGATGCTGTTTTTTATGAAAATAAAATACGAGAAGTAAAAAATAGTTTTGATGATTACGAATCTTATTTGTATAGTTATAAATCTACATATGTCACAAGTTCAATCGGTGAATTTCATGATGCATCTTGGCCAAAAACAGGTAGTGGAACTTTTGAAAGTCCTTATGTGCCAGTAAGTTCATCTAATGCTGATTTCGTATCATGGTATGGTTCTGTTAATAATAAAACTGGTCAAATATATAGTGCTTCACTTTACGACCAAGAAAATAGTAATAGGTTAGTTAATTTATTACCAGACCATATAAAAAGTGATACTAACAATCATCAATTTTTAGACTTTATGGATATGACCGCTCAACATTTTGATGAAACTTGGTTGTATATTAAATCAATGACAGATATATCAGATAGAAGATTGAGTTTAGAAGATGGTTTTTCAAAAGATTTAATTTTTAATCTTGTGAAATCATTGGGGTGGTCTATTGAAGATAGTAAAGATTTGTTAGATTTGAGCAGACATGGGTTTGGTCAAAAATTAAGTGGTGATTCATATACTCTATACACATCAGGTTCTCTTGATTCTCCAGTAGAAGGAGATATATCAAAAGAAATAACTAAAAGAGTTATTGCAAGTATGCCCTTTTTATTAAAATCAAAGGGAACGGTTAATTCTTTAAAAGGACTGTTGAATTGTTATGGTATACCTAGTACAATTTTAAAAGTAAGAGAATATGGTGGAATGGACAATAGTGTACAACGAACACCGTTTGAAATATCAAAAAAGTTTACTAAAGCTCTAGGATTTAGAGGTGCACAATATGTATCAAGTAGTTGGTCTGATGATAGTGATACAGGTAGAAAACCAGAAACAGTAGAATTAAGATTTAGGTCAGTTAGTGGTTCAAACCAAACTCTTATACAAAAAGAAGATGATTGGGCTATTAGATTAAAAGACAATGGTTCTGTAGATAATTATGGAACTGTTTCATTTATTTTATCTGGTTCTGCTGGTCAACAAGAGGTTAGTTCATCCTTACTACCAATATTTGATGGTGAGTATTATTCTCTAATGTTGAATAAAGAAAAAGTAGAAGTTGAGTTGTTTCCTTTTTCATCATTTGAAACAAGTTCACTATTCAATCCACCATTCATAGCTGGTTCAGATGGTCAGACTAATAGTGCTAAGTTTGGAAATATACAAATAGTTAGTAGTTCTAATGTTGCTAAAATTGGAACAAAAAGTTTAAGACATATTAATACATCTGATACTGATGGTGGTAATGTGTCATTTACAAATTTATTCAAAGTAGTAGATCCATCTGGTTCTCTTGGTTCACAAAAAGCATCTGTAACTGATGTTAGTACAGGTGAAGTATATTCTTTTTCCGCTTTTGCTAAAGTATCTGGTAGTACAGTAGATTCTGTTGGTCGTTTGCGTATGTTTGAATTAGATGAAAATGAAAGTGTTATAAATTGGGATGAAGATGTAGATTCAAGTCAAATATCAATTACATCATTAGGTGGTGTAAAAACTTCAGAGACAATAGGATTAGATGAATCTGAATGGAGAAAAATATCAGTAACAAAAACAATACGCTTTCCTAATACTGTAAAACTAGGTGTAAGGTTTGAAAATGTAAAACCAAAATCTACTATTTTTTGGGATGATGTTTCTGTAAGAAAGGTTTCATCAAATACTGATAGTATTTTTGATTCATTTAGTTACAATTTGTTTGTTAAAAAATATGAATCTGGATTAGATAGAATAATACATTCTAGCAATACATCATTAGTTATAACAGGTTCGAACACATCAACTAGTTCATATAACGCAGCGTGGACTGGCAGTGGTGATTTGTACATTGGTGGTAAACCAACTGATGTGTTTGGAAATCAATTAACCGGTTCTGTGATGGAATTTAGAACATGGAATGAACCATTAAAAGAAAGATTTTTTGACACTCATGTTAATAATCCAAAATCATATGTTGGTAACAATCCATCATCTTCTTATTACTCTTTAACAACTAGATATTCTTTTGATGACAACACATCCTTGTCAGATGGAAGCACTATTAGAGATGTTAGTTCTAATCAAACCGTAACTACCACTGGATATGCATTTGGATTTGGTGGTAATAATACATTTGAATCGGTAGTTGACGATACAAAAACTATGATACCAAATTACGGCCCAAATAGAAGAAATAATGATAAGATTCGAATAGAAGATAATTACAAAAGTGGTAGTAGTACTCAATTATTTGTGGATAAACGAGTTGATATAAGTGAGAATGATTTTTCACCAGTTGATTCACCAAAAGTTGGTATTTACTTTTCACCAACTGATGTAGTTAATGAGGATATAATATCATCATTTGCTAATTTAGACTTTAATGAGTTGCTTGGAGATCCAAGAGATAATTTTAAATTAGAATATCCTAAATTAAAAGTTTCTTCAAATGATTATTTCCAAAAGTATACAGATAATAATGACTTTTGGGATTATATGCATTTAATAAAATACTACGACCAATCAATTTTTAAACATATAAAAAAATTAATACCCGCAAGGTCAAAGACAACTCTTGGAACAGTAATAGAACCAAATATTTTTGAACGTTCAAAAAATCCAATACAAAGAAATGATTTAGTAGGTACAAGACACGACCACAATGACAGTATTAATATATCAAATACTAATTTTAATAAAAGTACTAATGAAGCTAGTCATTCTGTATTAACTATAGAAACTGAATATCCAAATTACGAAGGTGAGATAGATTCTTCTGATACTTTTTTAAAACCATCGTTGTATAGATTTGAATCAAACGATAACTTTGATGATAGAAATACATACGTAAGTGGTACTGCTATCTTTGGAGGTCCTAGTCATGTATTTTCAGAAGCAACTGGTTCAGTAATTTCAGATAATAAACTATCTGAAAATAATCAATACTATAAATTTACATACGATAGTGAACATGATTACAGTTTTAGTTCTAAGTACAGTATAGATTCTTTTGAAAATTTATATAGTTCTAGGTCGTTACACGAATCGGATTTAGATTCTGAATACCAAAATATTACATCGTTCAAAAGACTTTTTTACGAAGGTGTAAAGAACACATCAGAAACCACCATAGATGGTGACTTACCATTTATCATAACAACAACTGCACCAACTGTTGCAGTACCAACTACAAAGGGTATATCTAAACTTTCAGTAGATCAAAGAGGTGGTAAGAAAAAAATAAAACCTAAGAAAAGACGTAAGAGATAAAAAATGTTCGAAAAAATTAATCATCGATATTTATTTATAGAAAAGTTATATCAACACACAATTCATTGGAGACAATAATATGGGATTTTTAGATAATTCAACCGTTACGGTAGATGCAATTTTAACCAAAAAAGGTCGTGAAATACTTGCAAACGGTGGTGATTTAAACATTACAAAATTCGCTTTAAGTGACGAAGAAATCGATTACACATTATGGGATGTTACACATCCAAATGGAACTGATTCATATGGAACAGTAATTGAAAATATGTCGTTATTAGAAGCAACACCAAATAGGACAAATTTTAGAAGTTTTCTTGTAGATCAATCACTTGCTGGTACACAAATAAATGTAGATCAATTGGATTACAGTTCAGTTGATAGTAACACACCTATAACAATTACACCGTTAACTACTGGTCAAACAGAAACATATACATACTATATTGAAAATACTAATATAGTAAAATTTGCAAACGGTGGTGGTCAATCATCAATTTCTGGACCTTCTGTTAGTTTGAAAACACAAGCTATAATAAAAGCAGCTACAACAACTGTAACAATTGTTGGAAACACTAGTGGTCTAAGTAAAGTAGTTACAATTAGTGTACTAGCAGATCCTACTTCGAATGTAGATGCACAAGGACCTAAAGAAAAAGATATTATTGATCCCATCACAGATGGAGGAGTATACTAATGTATAAACTTTTTAACGATGAAGATATAAGTACAGACGTAGGAATTGTAACATCTGGTGTTTGGCAAGATGGTGCTTCTACACTAACTACTTTTCATACTTCATCCACACAATACACAAACACAGGTGATTATAATGTTGATGTTTATCGATATAATCCTGCAAACAACGCCTCTGCTTCAATTCAATTTGGAGTAGTTTATGGTCATAAAGAAGGTAGTGGTTCTTTAGGAACTAAAGGTGCTACTGGTGACAGAACAACGGCAGCTATATTTGGACAAATAAATAATTTAATCAATCCTCCACAAACTACTACTTTTACATTTCAAGATAATACTACTTCTAAACAATTTTATGCAGTAGTCTTAAATAGAGCTAGAATGAGAGAAGCAATTGAACCAGGTGGATGGGAATTACATTTGAGTGCTAGTCATCAAGGTAACATAGCTGGTGTTTCTGGTTCAACATTAAAATTAATTGACGATTCTTCTGCAATAGCAGGTGGTAACACAAATCAAAGAAATTTTGCACCAGAATATAATGTTGTTAGTGGTAGTTTAATTGGTGGAACAACAATTAAAACAGCGGCTTCTGCTGAAGGTTCAGCTGGTTCATATGGAACTTTCTATCCATCGTTGGGTGTTATTTTATTGAACGCTGAAAGATTGGCTGGTGCTGGTTTAAGATTGGTAACTGCTAGTGGTTCTAATAGTGATGATAGAAATGCTAAAAAACTATGGAAAGCTATAGATAATGGTGGTTACTTTCAGATGAAAAGAAAAGAAGAAATAACTTCAACTCATTATTTTGTAAGAGCTACTTCTGGTAAATTTAATTCAACAACTAATGAAACTTTTTACACACAGTCTGTAGCTGGAACTAAACAAATTATTGCTGGATTGGCTTCTGAACCAAAGACTTATATTACTTCAGTAGGTATGTATAATAATAATAATCAGTTAATCGCAATAGCTAAGTTAAGTAAACCAATATTGAAATCAAAAGCAAGAGAAGCCTTAATAAAAGTAAAACTTGATTTTTAGGGGGTTCTAAAATGCCGTACAAGAATCTCGAATCCGATGATATCTTAATCTCACCGTTTGAAGTTCATAAAACTTTTACTGTAACTAATGTAGATAGTGGAAGTGGTGTTTATTCAATATCAATAACAAAAGGTAGTGATTCAAATCTTTCTAATTTTAGTACAGCAACTGCTGATTCAACAACTATCTCTGGTAGTACATTTTACAATGTTCCAACTTACTATACAATTAACAAATTATTTTATAGAGATATTGGTGAGTTGTATAATATTACACCTGATAGTAAACATCCTGAAGTAAATGCTAGTGTTAGTTACATTAAAGGAGTTCCTACATCTTCAGATGCAGTTTTAGAGTACACAGAAACTAGACATTTATATCATACTGTAGATAACTTACATCAACAAAAATTAAGAAGACCATATACAAGGCAACTACACGACGCTGCAGTTGTTATATCTGTACCTCAACGGTTATTTGGTGAATCTATAGCTAGAGATTCTATTAGATTAGTAGATGACAGTACTGCTTCAACATTTATTTTACAAGATGATGGTTACGGAAATTTGTACGATACTGCATTTAGTTCTAGTTATTCTGTAAATACACCAGACTCTAATAATAGTGGTAGTGTTGTTGGTAATGTATTTTATGATGAGGGTATAATAGTTATTACGGATACTGGCTCATACTCTACAGTAGGAAGTGGTGATGGTAGTGATGGATTTAGTTTAACTTTTGATTCAACACAAACTATTTATGAAAGAGAATATGTTTGTAAAGTTAGTGAAGATGATTTTCAACACACTAATAATAGAAGTTTAAAAGTTGGTCAGAGTGGTAGTGTTGGATTTTTTGGTAACAAGTATACTGATGACATATATAAAAATACAGTTCAAGATGAGTACCCATATGATTTAACTGGATACTCTACTGGTTCGTTTAAAAATGAAGAATATAAAATCGGTACAGAATTAATTGGTGAAGCCACACATTCTGATTTTGCTACTTATGTTACATCAATTGGATTGTATAATAGTAACAACGAATTACTGGCAATTGCTAAAACAGCAAAACCAATTAAAAATGATAAAGAATTAGCTTTAACATTTGTGGTCAGATTTGACACAAACTAATATTTATAATTGTAATTAAGGAGAAAGTAAATGGCAAGTTTTACAGAAGCACAAGCTCAAAGTTCAAAGTTAGAATCAGTTAGAAAAGAATTTACTGATGGTGACTTTGCTTATTGGGTATTGAGAGTATCAGGTTCAGATGGACAATATCATCAGTTTGTTGACCACAGTTTAGCAGAAGATGCTAGTTTGACTCAGGTTAAAAACAAATTAATTGGACATCTAACTGGTTCAGAATTTTATGTAGCTCCAACACCACCTGTAATAAGTGGTTCATCTCATTTTGAGGATGACAAAGGGGATACATTAGGTTAATTAAATAGGAGAAAACAGATGTTAAAGAAAATTATAATAGGTTTATTAATAACCTCATCTTTGTTTGCTGAAAATGAAATATGGAAATTCTTTAAGTATTCCACAGCTTATGCGAGTTTCAGTCTTAATGCACCAAGACACCAAGACGATAGATTTGCTATTGTCGGTGGTTTGTCTACTGGACAATTAGAGTTCAAAAGGGAAAAACGTGAACTAGAACCTGATTTTCAAAAGTCATTAGGTATTAGAAAAATAGGTCGTTTTAAGTACGAACCAAAACGTGGTGTTAAGAATGCTGGTAATGGTGGAACTTGGTACGATGGTTCTGAACAATCAGCAAATGAAAATGCAACATTCGGTCCTGTAAAGGGTTGGGAGTTTTTAGCTAAATGGTCTGAAGGTAGACAATGGGGTGATGATTACCTTAATCAAGAATACTGGTTACGATATGTAGGTGAGTGGTTTATGATTAAAGGTGGTTACACCGAACTTGGATTGGAAGATGTTCAGTATGTTCATGGTGATTTACGAATAAAGAAATCAATCGGTGGACTAAACATAAGTGCTGGTGTTAAACACAGACAACATCCTGTTTATGGATTTGATGCGGCTATATTAGATACAACTTGGTATAGAGGACAATGGTGGAACTTTGCAGAAGACGCATTTGGTATTGACGACAATATGTGGTTTGATCCAACAATGCAAGATGAAGATGGAAATTGGATAAAACAACAACTATATGAATATGATCCTGTAACTGGCGAACTTAGAGAAATTGAAGGTGCAGGTCCTTTATGGAATGAAGGTGGTGAATATTGGGGACATGATTGGTTATGGAGAGACGAAGATGGTAGAATATTTGCTTACACAGATAGAGAATACTTTCTATATCATTTTCCAGGTATGTTAGAAGAATATATAGATGAAGTCAAGACAGACCTTGGATTTCAACGAGAAACATCTTTAGTTTTAGGTGCTGATTTTTATCATTATGATGAGAATTGGTGGTTACATGCTTGGGGTAATTGGATGCCATATCACTACGGACATGATACATATTCTTATCATAACGCTGATTCTTATAAACAACATAAAGATGATAAAAGACTACCACATTTATTTGAATTTTCAGAACCTAGTTGGAAAGCTTGGAATGATTATGATATCGGTGCTATCTTTGGTGTAAAGATAAAAGATAACTTAGGTGTATTTTCTGAAGGTAGATATCTTTACTATTGGGATAAACCAGCGTATGATTTAAAGTTTGGTATAAACTATCAATTTGTGGGGTGGTAAATGCCAGGTATAGAATATATAGTGGTATTTATGATTGCTTTTTCAAGTGGATATGAGGTAGGTAAACATAAAAATTGTGGACACCAACATATCATTGTAAAGCATAAACCTTGGTATACATTAAATATTGAAACCTGTTTACATAAACATAAATGTAAACATAAACGTAAGTGGAAAAAACGAAGACATAAACGCTTACATTGGAGATGGTAAATGAAAAGATTATTATTATTGATAGGATTACTATTTTGGAGTTGTGAAGACGAAAGAGTTGAGATTCCTGTCGTAGAAGATATTGGAATGTGGGTTAATGGTGACATTATACCTGTATATGATTATTATGAAAGTATTACTACTTTTGGTAAAAAGATAATACAAGAAGATGGTTCAGTAAAAAAAATATTCGTTATTCATTTTCAAAAAAGTTTAGGTCGTATAAGTCCTGAAAAGGAACATTATGCTCTAATCTTTTATGATACTGATGCAGATGATGATAATGACTTAATTGATTTGGGTGTTTATGTAAATCCAGATACAGCGTCTTCAAAAGGTATTGTATTGGAGATTGTAGGTACTTCAGATTATACAACAAATGGACAAGGTATCATAAACGAACTTCATAATAATGTTGTTAGTGGATATGCCGAAGGAACTTTTTGGAATCCATATAGAGAAGAATTTCAAAACGGATTAGTGGTATTTGAAAATCTACCAATAGATACTGATACTACTAATACATTTTATAGTGAGTATTATTAGGGGAATAAAATGAATGGTGATATTAAAATAGGTAAGTTACTTTGTGATGAGGATATCATTACAAAGAGACAACTAAACCAAGCTCTTCAAGATCAGATAAAAGGAGATAAAAGAGCATTGGGTGAGATACTTGTAGATAAAGGATTTTGCACCCTAGATGATATTACAGACGCATTGATGGATGAACCTCAACATAAGGTTGAAGAAGAAGTAGTAGAAAAAGTAGAATCTAAAAATGAACCTGTTGAACTAAGTGAAGAAAAAGTTATGGGAACTAAATTCACAATGTCGGTTCAAACTATCGGTGCTTTAGCAACTGTTATAGCTGGTGGAGTTGGTGGTTATTATATGTTATTACAAGAAATACAAGAAGCTAAAGAACTTCCAAAGATTGATATAGAAGCAATCTACAAAGATGAGTATCCATCAAGACCTGAAGGACATAACTGGCCAAGGTCTAAGGAACAATACAACCAACAGGTTGGGGATTTACAAGATGATATGGATACTGTATTTGATAGGTTGGATGATTTAGAAGATGATGTTAAAGATTTAAAAAAGTTAGTAACAGAGTTACGAGTTCAAGTAGCTAACAAAAGAGATAAGTAGGAGATTATGATGAGATATTTTATTGGATTATTATTTTTCTTATCTACGGTAATGTCACAGGTTACTGATAAGAATTTCAAAGATAAAATAGGTGATGGGTTTTCAGTAGTAGTATTTACTTCCGAATGGCAAGAACAAGAATTAGATGAGAGTATTCTAGAAGGAGTTAAAGGTCATGAAGAAGCTATAATCATAACTGTAAAATCAGAGGATACTAAAAAAACCTCTAAAAAATTAAGATTAAGAAACTTCCCATCTATTGGTTTATTTCACGGTGGTTCTAAAAAGAAAGTTTGGAAAGCCGACATGGATGGTGAAATTGATGTAACTAACGATGATATAAAAGATGCTATATCTGAAGTTTTAGCGGAGGACGTATTCTAATGGCCGATACTAAAATAGAACACAAATGTCCAGCTTGTGCACATGGAGCTGAGAAAAAGAAAAATAAAACGGAATGGCTTACAGGTCCTGATGAACTACATGGTGGAGATGGTTTACCAGATTGGATGCAATTTACTATTACTGGTGGTATGTTTGCTGTACTATATTGGGTGTTACATCTATTATTTCATCCTGTATTAGATTTAGATGAACAACATAGAGATTTATTGAATATTATATTAGGTACGTTTATTGCTACTTTTGGTAAAACAATAGACTTTTGGTTCAGACATTCTAAAAAAAAGAATGACTAATGAAAAAGAAACATTTTGTATCTTTGGTGACAATGATAAAAGATTCTCTATACGCACATCGGATGGCAGATTGGAATAACAGAAAGGTTTCGGAAACAGTTGCTGAAATAATTACAAAAAAATTTGCAAAATATATAAAAGAACAAGAAGGTTTAGAAAAATTGGGTAAATCTGAAGAAGATTTTATAATACCACCAAATAATCTAAATAAATAATAATGAATATTGGAGATTTAACAGGACATTTAGCATTTGGTTTAATTGCACTTTCATTCTTAGTCAAAGATATTTTTTGGTTAAGATTAATGTCAATAACTGCCAGTTGTTTTTCAATATTCTATAATTATTTCATTCCTGCAGAACCTATGGTTATTGCTATATTTTGGAATGTAGTTTTTATCGGTGTCAATCTATATCATATAGCAATTATATTATACGAAAAACGTCAAGTTAAAATGGACTCAAAAAACGAAGAGTTATATCAAACCTTATTCAAAGAAATGACACCAGTTGAATATCTTAAAATCAGTAGAGCTGCACAATGGGAAACTTTGAAACCAAATATGAGAGTTATAACTCAAGGTATGCCGGTTCCTGATTTATATTTAATATACAATGGAACTGTAGATGTACTTGTTGATAATGAACAAATAGCAGAATTAAGAGATGGTGAGTTTGTTGGTGAAATGTCTTTCCTTACAGAGAAAGTTGCTACTGCAACTTGTAAAGTAAAATACGAGACTCAATGTTTAGTATGGAAACAGAGAGAGTTTAAAGAACTATTGAAACGTAATCCATCACTATACTTTACTATACAATCGGTATTAAGTGCTCAAGTTTCTGATAAATTAGTAAGTAGTACTAAAAAATAATTTAAACGATATTTATTTATATAATTAGGAGAAGTGTAATGAAAAATCTATTAAAAATTTTACTTACTGGTATTTTTCTTTTTGGTTCAGTACCAACTCTACAAGCTAGTAATAATGCTGGTATGGAAGAGATTAAGAAAAAGAAAAAGAAGAAGGGTAAGAAAGTCAAAGGTAAAGAAGGTAAAGGTAAGAAAGGTGGAGCTTGGGGTAATTGGAAATCCAAGTGGAAAAAGAAAAAGTCTGACTAAAATGATTAAGTTAAAAGATATATTAGAAGGAACCTGTGGTTACGGAATAGATGGTAAGTTAGGTGATGAACCTGCTGGTTCTCATTTACTTAAAAAGAAAAAGAGAAAGAATGAATCAGTTGGTTCAAAAAAATACAATGGAAGAGATTGGTTTTGGCCTCATGACTACAGACACTATTTAAGAGACGCTTCACCAACTCAAAGAAAAAAGATTCATGATGCTTGGTTGAAGATTGGTGTACCAGTTAAAGGTACTGGATTAAAGATAAGTGACCGATATTTAGAACCTAAAAAGAATCAATTGAAAAAAGCTTGGACAATTGTAAGAAAGGTAGTAGCACCAAAAGAACTTGGAATGCCAATACCAGAAGGTGTTGATACTTCTAGGTTAAAAGAAATTGTAGAAGATAATACTTGTATTCATTGTGGTAATATATCTAATGAAAATTTAAAGAAATGGTTTTCAGATAGATGGGTAAACATCGGTAAAAAGAAAAAAGGTGGTGGACATCCGCCGTGTGGTAGTAGTGGTAAGAAGAGAGGATACGCTAAATGTGTTCCAGCTTCTAAAGCAGCTAATATGAGTAAGAAACAAAAAGCAAGTGCGACTCGTAGAAAAAGAGCTGCTCAGAACAAAGCAGGTAGAGGTGGAACATCATCATTAAGTGGTGGTGGTAAGAAACCAATTAGAGTATCTACCAAACCAAAGAAATAGGAGAGTATAATGAAGTTAGAAGAGTTAGTAGGAAAACCTATTACAGAAGCTCAGTTTGATGAAGCCGCTGGTAAGAAAGATGCTTGTTATCGTAAAGTAAAAGCTCGTTACGATGTATGGCCATCTGCATACGCAAGTGGTGCTCTTGTAAAGTGTCGTAAAGTCGGTGCAGCTAATTGGGGTAACTCTAAAAAAGAAGGTGTGAATGAGAAGAAAGGAGATTTCCTTGATTCCTTATTTCCTAAAGCAAAGGTTGACAAAGCAGTCAAGATAGCTAAATCGATGAGTGGTAATATGAGTGGTGCTGTCAAAAAAATTGAGAAGATGTTTAAAGGAATGTCAAAACATACTAAAGTTAAAGATGCTCTTCAATTGGCTAATGAATCTGTAAATGAAAATAAATGTTTATGTGAGGCGTGTTGGAAAGGTTACGAGAAAAAAGGTATGAAGAAGATGTTTGGTAAGATGTATCCCAACTGTGTAAAGAAAGAAGGAATACAGACAACCACTTGGGTTGGTGAAGGTGAAGTTTATTGGGAAAACAACATAGGTGAGAGTGGTGGATATACATTTCAATTTGATAATAAAGATTTAAACGAAGCAGAATACCAAGGTAGAAAAGTAAAGCTTGGTAAGATTATGCAGGGTGATACAAAGAAATTTAAAGTATATGTTAAAAACCCTAAAGGTAATGTGGTTAAAGTAAATTTTGGTCAAGGTGGTGGTGCTAAGGGTGGTACAATGAAGATTAGAAAGTCTAATCCAGGAGCTCGTAAATCATTTAGAGCTCGTCATAATTGTGATAATCCAGGACCTCGTCATAAAGCACGTTATTGGTCTTGTAGAAAATGGTAAAATAACACTTGACTTATATAATATTTATAGGTATATTTAAGGGTAATTAATATGATAAAATTAAAAAAAATAATTAAAGAAGCTTTTGGTAATAGAAAGTTTGGTGAACCACTTCCTACATTTGATAGTGTAATGAAAGACCACCAATTAGGTAAACTTTACACAGATAAAGATAGACCACCCTTTCAGGTTAAAGAAGAAACTATTACAGAAGCCAAGAAGTCTGATATAAAAAAGATGGAAAGAATGGCTAATAAAATTGTTTCTGATATGAATAAACTTAATAAAATGTTTGAAAAGATTCATGATGTGAAGACAAGTAATCCAAGTGCATATCGTACATTAAAAGATTGGGAAAATGTATATCGTGATGCTGACTCTCAGTATGGTGGTTGGTTCGAATATGTATATGATAGTGATAATGTTGAGTAATGATTAAGTTAAAAGATTTGTTAACTGAAGAGTGGTTAACGCATAAGGGTAAAACCATGTGGTTTCCTGCTCATACTAAACCTACTATGGATATGATATCAATGAGAGATCATATTGCTCTTTATCCAACACAAATGGAAAAAATGTTTGGAAAACAACCTATCAGTTCATTTCATCTTACAAGTCCAGACCATATAAGACAATTAGGTAAGGTAATCGGTAAGAAAAAATCCATATCAACATTCACTCGTGCTAATAACGATTCACCACTAGCAAAAGGTAAAGGTGTTCAGACTGGACAAGGTGGTGTTATATTTTATATGAAAGGAACATTATTAGCAACTAGATATATGGACTTTGATACGATACCTGATAAGACAGGTCGTAGATGGATTGCGGGACATTATATTACAGGCGACAGAACGATATTTAATAAGGCTTATGAGAAAGCTGGTATTCCAAAGAAACGAGAAAAACTTTTTGATGAGATATATAAGATTAAAGAAAAGTATGAAAAACAATGGATGGAAGATGATGAACAGATGCCGTATCTTGAATATAAAAAGATAGTAGAAAAGGAAACTAATCCTTTTATAAATAAATTCATCAAAGATTTTTTTGACTGGCAAAACAAATGGTTAAAACAAAATAAAGAACTTATAAAGAAAAATCTTAGAACACCAGAAGATAAACGTTCTGCGTGGTGGAATGAAATACTTATCTACGATACTAAAGTAATAGATGCTTTTATATTGAGTAGGGAAGCAAAAAAAGCTGGATGGGAATATATGGGAAAACCTGGTGAATGGAAAAAAGAGATGTTAAAATGGGTTCCTGAAAGTAAAATAACTATAGGAACACCAGCAAAGTTTAGAAAATGGTACAATGCAAGAGAAGGAATAATTGACCAGGTATGATTAAATTAAAAGATATACTAACAGAAGTTTACAAACACCCGTTGTATGGAAGTGATAAGGTACACTTTTTTGTAAAGAAACCATTCAATCTTTATGTTGCTAGTGGTGACAAAGAACCAACTGGACAATGGTCTAGTGCTGGACCTGGTGGTAACAAAATGATTTACAGAGATAAAGCTACTATGGTAAGAGCTGAAAAGGGAATGCAGATTAGTAACTTACCAGGTGGTGTATTTCTTATAGATAGCAAAAAGAAACAAGCAGTTAGAATTATTACTAAAAAAGGTGGAACAGGAAAACCATCTGATTTAGAAAAGATACCTGAAAGAGGACATATTAATAAACATCATTATAGTTCTTGGAAAAGGTGGTTATGATTAAGTTAAAAGATTTACTAAAATTAGATGAGATGGTATTTTCTGATACTATCAAAGACAAACATAGCAAGAAGATGAAACGAGAACTTGTTTATATACATGAGCCTGTTATTGCACATAATCCACCTCCTCAAAATTCAAGTAGAGAAACAAGAGAAGAGTTAGATTACCTTTTAAACTATAATGATGGTAAAATAGATAATGAATATGTTAAGCAAGGTGATGACGTTAAAGGTTCATTTAAAAAATATTGTGAAGAAAACAATTTAAAATATCCTAAAGAATATATAAAAGAATTAATTAAAGATAGTGGTCGTATCATTTACGAGCTAAAATACAAGTACAACAGACCTCGACCATTTCAGTTAGGTGATTTTTATAAAATACCAGATTTTAAAATACATAATTTAAATACTGCAAACACACCATCATATCCAAGTGGTCATTCTACACAAGGTATTTTTATTGCAAGAGCATTAGGAAAAAAATATCCACATCATGAAAAAGGTTTGATGGAAGTTGGAAAAATGATAAGTAATTCTAGAACAATGGCACGAGCACACTTCCCAAGTGATACTGTGTTTGGAGAAAAACTTGGTGAGATTTTGTTTAAAAATCTTACAAATATATCAGAAGGTAGTCCAACTGGTAATATAAAAGGTTTAAAAGGAGCTACAGGTTTTATTAAACCATCTCAATGGAAATCAAAAAAGAAGTCATTAAAAAAGTCTATTAGTAATTCAACTGGTTATATTATGTCAGATATTGATGATAAAGTTAAAGATAGTGGTGATGAATATAGAGGATATAAAAGACCAGCTATGATAAAATTAAAACCATTATTAGAAAGAGTTGATTACCAAGATACTGCATCTCAATTAGTAAAACAATATGGCTTAAAATCTAAAATAAAAATGGGTAGAGGAAAAAACTTCGGTGAATATGTACCTGAAACGGACACTATAACCTTACGACCATCATATCCTAATATAAAAGAATTTCTAATGACTATACTACATGAAATAGGACACGCATTAGATGCTAAAAGAATAGGTGTAAAGAAGTATATGAAGAAATATGTTCAGGCTGGAACTATGGCTACATACAAAGGATTAGATCCTCATGATGATAATAAGTGGGAAGAGAAGGCTGAGAAATTCGCTGAGAGAGAAATAAAAAAGTGGATTTGAAAAAAATAATTGTATTTGGGTTTTTTAATTACTAATTATATAAGGTTACCTTTTAAAACCAAAAGAAAAGAATAATATATGAAACCTCGTTCAGCAAAGAACAAAGGCAAGCGGTTACAAAACAAAGTCAGAGATTTAATCCTTGAAAAATTTAATCAATTAGAACCAGATGATGTTCGTTCTATTACTATGGGAGATAGTGGAGAAGATATACTCTTATCTCCAGCTGCTAGGAGATTATTTCCATTCTCCGTAGAGTGTAAAAATCAAGAGAAACTTAACATTTGGTCTTCATTAGAACAAGCTGAAACAAATAGTGGTAAACACGTACCTTTACTTATATTCAAAAGAAACAGAACAAAGACTTATGCAGTCTTAGAATTTGACAAATTATTAGAATTATTAAATGAACAAGATAGTTAATCTTCTAAATAGAGTTTTAAACTCTAATGGAACTAAATTAAGAAAACAAGATGAGTACCTTTATTGGTCACCTTTTATATCTCATCACAAACCTAAATTACAAATCAATGTTCAGAATCAGAACTGGCATTGTTGGGTGTCTAATGTCGGTGGTAGAAACTTATTTCAACTATTTAAAAAGGTTGGAGCTTCACATGAACATTATGAAGAACTTAAAGAATTAGTTGGTGATATTCCCAAATATAAAAAAACTAAAGATACAAGTGTAGAGGTAGTACAACTACCCAAAGAATACAAACCTCTTTGGAATGGGGGAGATAGTATCGTTAAAAGACATGCTCTGAGTTATTTATATAAACGTGGAATAACTGATGAAGACATATTAAAGTATGATATTGGATATTGTGATTCAGGATTATATTCAAATAGAATTATTATACCATCTTATGATTCAGATGGTCAGTTAAACTTTTTTGTTGGTAGAGACTTTTACAATAGTAAATTAAAATATCGCAATTCACCTACTAGTAAGGATATTATTGGATTTGATTTATTTATTAATTGGGATGAACCAATTATATTATGTGAGGGTGTATTTGATGCTATGGCATTCAAAAGAAATGCTATACCTTTGTTTGGTAAAACGGTTATGAAATCCCTACAGAAAAAAATAATTGATTTTGGAGTTAAAGTTATATATTTAGCTTTAGATGAAGATGCAATTGATGATGCAGTAAAGATTTCAGAAAATTTTATAAATGATGACGTGGAAGTCAGAATGATGAAATTTGAAGAAAAAGACCCGAGTGAAACAGGTTTTGAAAAATTGTTATATTTAATTAATATAACAAACAAAACAAAGTTTTCAGACTTAATGAGGATAAAGTTAAATGGCAAAACAAAGAGACATATGGAAATTTAATGATGATGAATGGAAAGTCCATATTGATAATGATAAAGTGTGTGAAGAATTGGTTGACCGCTTTGGGTTACACCGTTCTACTATATACTATGAAAATGGTAGACTTTCTGAAGAAACAGCTTGGGATGTAATAGTGCCAAATTCTAAAATAAACAAAGTGAAGAAATTCATAAAGGATAATACTTGATACAAGAAAAAGTTAAAGTTCCGTTTCGTAAATTAAAATACATACATCACATATCAGACATACAGATTCGTAATCTGAAACGGCATAAGGAATACGAAGAAGTATTTGAAGGTCTGTACAAAGAAGTAAGAAAAAACAAAGATAATGCAGTCGCATATATCGGTGGAGATATTGCACATTCTAAAACAGATATGTCACCAGAACTTATCGACCAGTTATCTAGGTTATTTAAGAATCTTGCTGATATATGTCCAACAATTATTATTGCAGGTAATCACGATTGTAATCTAAATAATCTAAATAGAATGGATTGTTTAACACCAATTGTAGAAAATTTAAATCATTCTAATTTACACTATCTAAAGAGAACGGGCATCTATACCTGTGCCGATACAGATTTTGTTGTATGGGATGTGTGGGATAAAGAAAAAGATTATATAAAAGCCAAAGATGTACCTGGTGATAGAACTAAGGTTGTATTATTTCATGGAACTGTAGATAAATGTGAAACTGATTTAGGATTCAGTTTACCATCTGATGTAAAAATTACTCGGTTTAAGGGTTATGATATGGGATTACTCGGTGATATCCACAAACGTCAACATATCAATAAAGAAGAAACTATATCTTATTGTGGCTCGTTAGTACAACAAAATCATGGTGAAGATATTGGTAAAGGTTATTTATTGTGGGATGTTCCAACTCGTAAATCTAAATACATTGAAATACCAAATGATTATGGTTACTATACAATCAATATAGATAATAATACATTACCTGATTTATCAGACATACCTAAGAAACCTAGAATACGAGTTAGGGTTTCAAACACCAAACCATCTGAACTAAAAAAACTTATGACTAAAGTACAAAAAATGGCTAAGATTCAAGAATCTGTTATAAGTAGAGTAGATGGTTTAAGTACAGAAAAAATTCGTAATAAAAAAATTAATATTGGAGATGTAAATAACGTTGATTATCAATTTAAATTGATTAGCGAATATCTTAACAATAATTATCTTGTCGATGATGAGACTATGATTAAGATTAAGAATATACTTACTGATGTAAATGCAACAATACCAGATTCAGATATACAATTAAACATAGATTGGAAATTGAAAAAATTTGAGTTTTCAAATATGTTTTCATATGGAGAAGACAATGTAGTTGACTTTACTAAATTAAATGGTATTGTTGGATTGTTTGCACCTAATGCTACTGGTAAATCATCATTATTGGATTCTTTATGTTTTTGTTTATTTGACACATCATCTCGTGCTTACAAAGCCGATAATGTTATTAATAATTCAAAATCTACAATGAGTTGTAAGGTTAATTTTGAGATAGATGGTATAGATTATTTTATTGAGAAAAAAGGTAAAAAGAATTTAAGAACAGGCCACGTTAAGGTTGATGTAGAGTTTTACTTAATCGATGATAGTGGTGAACGTGTAAGTTTAAATGGTGACCAACGAAGAACAACTCAAAATAATATTAAAAAAGTTATTGGCTCGTATGATGATTTTATCTTAACTTCAATGAGTTCTCAAAATGATACAACCGTATTTATTGATAAAACACAAAAAGAACGTAAAGAACTTTTATCTCAATTTATGGGATTGAAAATATTTGATAGATTATACCAACAAGCTTCTGAAGATATTAAAGAGGTTCATACTCTATTGAGTAATTTTAAGAAATCTGGTTATGGAGATGAGTTGGCTCAAATAACTGATGAATTAGTTTTACTTGAAGAAAAACAAAAAGGTTTTAAGAAAGATGAACGTAGTTTAAAGAAACAAATTCGTCAAGTTATTAATAGTATAAAAGATGAAACTAAACGCTTAAAACCAGTTGATGGTAGTGTTCGTGATATTGAGGTACTTGAAAGTGAAAATAAAAAACTTAATAGTATTTTGTACAATGTAGATACTGATTTAGGAAATACAAAAACACACGTAAAGACCTTTGCATTAGAAAAGAAAAATCTAAATTCTAAGATATCTCAATATGAAAAAGATAATGTAAGTGACAATTATGCTAAGTTAGAAAAACTTGAAGAAGAAAGAGATTTGTTTCAAATCGAAATAGATAAACTAAAAATTGAAGTAAGAACTAAGTTAGATAAAATTGATAAACTTGGTAACTTAACTTATGATGAAAATTGTGATGATTGTATGAGTAATCCATTTACATTAGATGCAATAGAAACACAAAAGTATTTAGATAAAGATAAAGTATTAGCTCAACAATATGTTACTAAAAAACAAAAGATGGAGACTAGAATACAAAAAATGTTTAAGGTTCGTGCTTACAAAAATGATTTAGATACTCTAGTAGAAAATTTAAACAATCTCAATATACAAGAATCACATGCAACATCACAACTAAGTTTACTAGAAGAAAAACGTAGTAATGTATTTAATCAATTAACATCTATAACTTCAGAAATACAAAAATACCACACACAAGAAAAAGATGTAATATTTAATTCTCAGATTGAAACAGAGATAGATAATTTACAAAATCAAAATGATGATTTGGATTATCAGTTAGATATGTTAACTAAAAAACTTACTACTTTATATGGTGACATTCAAGTTTTAAAAACAAATGAAAAACAGATTAATGATAATATCACAAAGGTAGAAAAACTTGAAGGTGACCACCAAGCTTATCAATATTTATTAGAAGCTATTAAACGTGACGGTGTTCCTTATGACTTGATTAGTAAATCACTTCCAACTGTTGAGGGTGCTGTAAATGATATCCTTTCACAGATAGTTGATTTTAATATTATATTTAATATGGATGGTAAGGTAATAGATACTCATATTGTCTATGATGACGATAGGGTATGGCCTCTTGAACTTAGTAGTGGTATGGAACGGTTTATAAGTTCTTTAGCTATTCGCGCAAGTTTAATAAATGTTTCTAATTTACCACGTTCTAATTTTTTAGCAATTGATGAAGGTTGGGGTACGATGGATAGTGATAATATTAATTCAGTTTATGGATTATTTCAATATCTCAAAACTCAGTTTCAATTCTCTTTAATAGTATCTCACATAGATTCTATGAGAGATGCAGTTGATACTTTATTAGAAGTAAAAAAAGATGGTTCTTATAGTAATATTAGTTTTGACTAGAATATAATATTTTCTTAGTACACTTTTCTTTTATAAGTGTTTCTATCAAAGCATACATTTTATATCCATGACTTTTTGAGTATTCTTTAATCATATCACGATACTCTTCTCGTATCTTTATATTTACAAATTTATCGCTCATACTTATAAATATAAAATACCTACTTTTTAATTACTTTTTATATACTATTTTTAAATAAATTTTCAATGGTGATATTTATATAGTATACTACTATAGGGAATTATTTAATGGGATTTCTTCCAAAGCGATTAACATTACAAAATTTAAATCAAGTTAGTGTTTATGTAGAGGACATCAATAACGAGTACTTTAATGTACAAGAGGTGCCTGAAACTTTAACGCAGGGTAGATATGCATTTAAAATATTTGGTTCTGATTTATTAAATCCTGGTATAGAATTAAAAATGGAGTTATTAGACTCTGAAGGTAATACTATATATTTGACACCAGTTGATTTTATTGGAGAAGAAGTACCACCATATGTTCCATATCGATATGTAACTATAGAAGTATATTCCCCACCTATAAATACGGCTGGATTAGCAACATTGACTATATTAGGAGAAATAAATCCTGATGTTATAGATGTTCCTTTAGAATTTCAAAATGCTTATAATGTTAAATACCAAACAAAAATAAATGTTGATTTATCAACAGCAATTAATACCCAACCAATAAGATTTTTTAAAAATCCAACAACAGATCATCAAGAAGTAGTTCAGGCTAAAACAATTTTAGCTCCTATAAGTGAGTCTATAGTAACTGCAACAGTAGATGGAATAACTCGTTCTGATTTAAGGGGTAAAATTATAGAGATAGAATCTGGTAGTTTAGAAAAAGAATCTTTACCAAAAGAAGTATCAGATACATTTCAAGACCTAAGAAGATTTAAAGATGAGTATAAATACAAAACTGGATTAAGAGGTAGTTCGCCGGCTATAATAAAAAGAAGGGGATTATCTACAATATTTGCTTCAAAAGAAGAACCTAAGTTTAAACTAAAGTCAGAAGTTGCAATATTTAAAGCTGATATGCAGGGTGGAACTGTAGAAATACCTGAAAGAACTGTAACAATAAAAAAACTAGATACCTCAACTAATAGATTAAAAACAGAAGAAGTAACAGTACCAAAATATAAATCTAAAATATTAGAAGTTATCGATGAGAAAACAATAATACCTGAAAAACCACCGTTGATAACATTACCAACTGGAAGTAATCCAAGTGGAACAGATATAACAGAAGTTACAATAGAAGATTTTTCCGCAACAGCATTGACAGCTTCTTTCAACAACACTTCAGTATCAGTTTTACAATCTGGTATTCAGTTTGATTCTATGTTAGATTTAACAATAAAAAACATGAGAACTTTTTCTGGTGACATTTACAGAGTTAGAGTACATGGAAAAAGTGAATCTGCAAAATCCGATTTTACAGTATTGGCTGATACTATAGTAGAGTCACCTGAATTACTAAAAGATTCCGACTCATCATCAGGAGCTCTTAGAACTGGATATTTTTTAAATCAAAATCACATAAATGTATATTGGAACAGTTCATCTTTTGACGGTTCTACACGAGGTGGTAATGTAAGTGCTTTTCATACTGGTAGTCACTTTATAGATTCTTTGAGAATTAGTGGTTCAACATCTGGTCAAAATGAAAGTATAGTGGTAGAAACAAATTCTAATAATTACTTTACACTTAGAAAAAATTCTGCATATACCATTTCAGCTAAGATAAAGGGTATTACCACATCTAAAGTAATAGATGGTAATGTTAGAAAAGCTGGTAAATTGTATTTTCATTTATCTGGATCTAACCTAAACACTTCAAATGAATTTAGTTCACATACTTATTTTGGAGCAGAATTATCAGATTCTGATGGTGGTCAACCAGTAGTTTTACAACTAGATGATGACATTGAAGGTATACAAAATTTTGAAACTGTAGAACACACTTTTACACCAAAATTTAATTTAGATAAAACTGCTAATGTAGATACTATACTACAAATTAGAGCAGAATCAGGTGAATGGTTTATAAGTGATTTATCTTTAAGACCAGCAATGGATACTGGATTTTCACCTGATGAATTTAAAGTAAAAGTTCCAATACCAAGAACACAGAGACCTGATAGATTTGATTTTTTAGTAGAATATGTTGATATAAATAATAATGTAGCAGAAACTGTTACAACTGTACAAGATGTTGCAATATCAGGTTCAGCTTTTATAATTGATGGTAGTGACAACCTACTTACTGGTTCATTATTTATGGGTAATGCTGCAGGTAGTGGAATAGAAGCAGCTGGTATCAACTCGGCTTTTGTTAGGTCAGTCGGGTATGAGGGATTCGAAAGTGCATCTTTACATGGTAAAGGTGGATTCATGATTTTTAGTGGTTCTGTTTTACCAGATGAGTCTGATAACTATGAAGGTGCTGGTATAGAGATACATGATGGTACAACAGGAGTTGATGAAAGTTATTTAAAGTTTAGAACAAAACCATCTTTGTTTGATGTAAAGACATCTACATTCTTTTTAGGAAAAACACACAGTCCTGCAAACTTTATTAGTGGTTCACAAGGTAATTTACAAATATCATCTTCTAATTTTGAATTAACAGCTGACGGTGATGTAACCATGTCAGGTGAAATTACAGCTACTGGTGGTACTATAGGTGGATTTAATATTGCAAATACTAAAATAACTACGACTGGAGTTGAACTTGGAAACTCAACAGAAGATTTATTTATTAGTTCAAGTGCTTTTAAAGTTGACCATGAAGGAAATATAACTGCAAGTAACATAGACTTGGGTGGTACAATTACAGCTACTGCTGGTGAAGTTGGTGGTTGGACAATTGAAGATGGAGCTTTAACTGCAGGTACAGGTCCTAATTCAGTTACAATGAGTTCTGAAGATCAATTAATAGTTATGGGTAGTGGTTCTACATTTAATAAAGGTGATTTGGCAGGTGGTTTAAGAATGGGACTAGATACAGATGGCACCTTTAAATTTGCTGTTGGTTCTGCTGCTTCTTACTTATACGCGGACAATACTGGAGTTAGTATTAAATCGGATAGTTTTGACGTTACGGCTTCTGTTGCAGAAATTGATGTTGATGTATTTAAATTAAGTGCCACACAATTATTTATAAGTTCTAGTGAAGGTGGTTTTATCAGAATGGGTAGTACATTACCAACTGGAATAGATGGTACTAACAAAGGTATTTACATGCAGGGTAGTAATAACCACTTTTTAGTTGGTAATGCTGCTGGTGGTCATTTAAGATTTGATGGAACAAATACAAGTATAAGTTCATCTGATTTTTACTTTGGTAACGATACTAATTTTATAAGTGGTTCTACTGGTAATATAAAAATATTTAGTACAGGAGACACCACTCTAAGTGGTAGTTCAGTTACTTTAGCTACACCAAAATTTTTCTTAGGAAGTACTGCACAATTTATAAGTGGTTCTGAAGGTAATGTAGAAATTAGTTCTTCTAATTTTCATCTAACAAATACGGGTGATGTTACATTAGCTGGAACAGTAACTGCTACTGCTGGTTCTATAGGTGGGTGGAATTTATCAAATACTGGACTTACTGATTCAACAGGGGCAGTTCAATTTTCATCAACACAAGCCTCAATGTCTTTGGGAACTGGTCAAGAGATTCTTATAAGAGGTAATAGTAATAGTCCATTTATAGCTATTCAACCAGGTGTAGCTCTTCCAGATAAAGCTTATGGTGAGATAGGAATAATGCTTGCAGTTGCGGGCGGTTCAACACCATTATTTTCAGCAGTAGGAAGTGGTGGTCATATAAAATTTAATGGAACTACCGTAGACATAACTGCATCAACAGTACATATGAGTGGTAGTTCAATTACACTAGCGACACCAACATTTTATCTAGGAGAATCATCACAATACATAAGTGGTAGTAATGGTAATGTAGAAATAAGTTCAAGTGGATTTCATTTGGATAGAGATGGTAATGCAATAATGCAAGGAAGTGTTACTGCTACTACAGGTCAGATTGGTGGATTTGCGGTAACATCAAATGCTATATCAAGTTCAAACGATAATTTAATACTAAAATCAAGTGGACAAATTACAGGTTCAAAAGTATTATTTACTGATGGTAAAATTGCTGCATGGAATATAACTGGTAATAATATAACCAGCACAGGCGGTGGAATTAGATTTAATGGAAATGGAAATAATGCAGAAATATCTGTAAACTCCCATACTTTTGGAAATGAAGGAATACAATTTGGTTATAATAGTGGAGCTCCAAGATTCTACGTTGGTGATGGCGCTCAAAACTTTTTAAGATACGATTCGAGTAATGGTGTAAATATTCAAACTACAAGGGCTAATATAAGTGGTAGTGAAATTACATTAGAAACTCCAAAGTTTTTCTTAGGAAAGAAAGGTTCACAATTTGTAAGTGGTTCGAATGGTAACGTAGAAATAAGCTCAAGTAATTTTCATTTATCATCAAGTGGTGATGTTATTATGTCAGGTAAAGTTACTGCTACTTCTGGTCAAATTGCTGCGTGGAATTTGTCATCACAGATAATATCTTCTATTGATTCGAATGGTGGTATTAAATTAGATTCTTATAATAAAGAAATAACTGCTAGAACTGGTTCTAATGTTGAATCAACGATAATATCATTAGGAAGAATTGGTGGAACAGTTGGTTCGCCAAAATTTGGAATAGAAGGACTTGATAGTACAGATAGTTCAAAAACATTATTTAAATTCGGTGAAACTGGAAATGAAATAGCAGGTTGGACTATAACTAGTGAAGAGATTACTGGTGGTTCTATGATTATTAGAAGTGATGGTACTATTGAGTCTGAGGGTTTTGCGAGTAATTTGAAAGGAAGTGGATTCAGATTGACAGCAGCTTCTGGTGGTTTTCTTGAAGTAGAGAATGCTAGGATTCGTGGAACATTAGCTACTGCAGTATTTGAAAAGGAAACTGTTAATGCAGTTGGTGGTCAATTATATGTAGCAAATTCTACGGTACTATCTGGTTCTTTAGGTGGATTGGTAGGTGCTTCTGATACTACGATGTCAGTCGCCAATGTGGGTGGATTTGTAGCAGATGAAATACTATCTGCTAAGAAAGTAAACGCTACTGGATTTGCAACAGAATATTTATTGGTACAAAGTGCATCTCGTAATAATCCATCTAGTAATACAGATTTTAGTGGAAAACTTTATGTGTCTAGAGCATATGGTTCAGGAATTACTGGTGATAGCGGTTCATTAGGAGATACACCATCTGCGGCTCAAACTTATAGTGGAAGTCAAGTTATTGTATCAACAGGAAAAGTTGGAACTGGATTTATAAGATTAAATGCAAATCCAAATGACCAAACTACACCTTACATAGATATTGTTGAAAGAACAGGTAGTGGAATTTATGCTGTAGATTTAAAAGCAAGACTTGGTGATTTAAGTGGATTAAGTTCAGCTAAATTACATGGTACAAATCCATCAAGTGCTGGTTTTGGTTTATATAGTCAAAATGTTTTCTTAGAAGGTGGTATAGTAGCTAATACAGGTTCTATCGGTGGAATAGAAATGCAAGCTGGTAAACTATACAATGGTGTAGGAACTCATGGAAATTCTAATACTGGTTTCTACGTAGATAGTGGAAGTAATTTTAGTTTAGGTGATAAATTTGTTTGGGATGGTAGTGATTTAGCAGTAGAAGGTTCTATAACAATTACAGCTGGGCCATCAGCTGCACAACTTGCAGCATTGAATGCAACTACTGCATCTTTACAGAGTGGTGTAAATTCTTTAGGTAGTGCTACCGCTTCTTTAGAAAGTGGATTGTCTGTTATGGGACAGGCAACTGCTTCCTTAAATACATCTACAGGTTCATTGGGTAATCAAATTACTGGAGCTGTTGATTCAGGTTCATTGTTTGCATCGAACGCAGAAGCTACCGCTTCATTGATTGGTGTGAGTTCTAATGCATCTAGTTCAGCTTACTCGGTAAGTGCGGTTCAATCAGGTTCCTTATTTGCTAGTAGTGCAGTTGAATCGGGTTCTTTATTTGCAACTAGTGCCGTAGCTTCAAGTTCTTTATTTGCAAGTGGAGCTTTTGCATCTGCGTCAATACAATCGTCATCTTTAGCAACAACACAAACTTCAAATTCAGAATCCATTGCTGCTAGAATGGTAAACGATATAAGTGGTTCACTAATATCACTACCAGTTTCTCCAAGTGGAGAGGGATTATTTTTAAACTATCCACACATGGGCTTCTATAGTGGTAGTGCTTATCAGGCTTTTATATCCGCAAGTGGAGGATTTCTATTTAAAGCAGACGACAATAATCTTATTTCATTTGGTCAGTCTACAACTGGTGGAGATGGTTCAACAACAAAATCATTTGTTCTTAAATCAGATAATGTATTTTTAAGTGGTTCAAATGTAAACATTCTTGGAGAAAGATTTTTCTTAGGTGGTGGTTCACAATTTGTAAGTGGAAGTAATGGTAACATAGAAATTAGTTCTAGTAATTTTCATTTAAAACCAGATGGTGATGTTATTATGGATGGTACTATTACTGCTAATGCTGGTACAATTGGTGGGTTTGCAATTACACCAACTGCAATATCAAGTTCAGATGGTTCTTTAACATTAAATTCAGACGGTGGTATTACTGGTTCAAAGTTTTTATTATCTGGTGGTATCATCACGGATGCAGTTACCATAGAGGGTTCATTATCAGCTAATAGTATTTCAACACCTACTGGTGGTTCACCTAAATCAGTAATAACAGATCAAGGTTTTGCTAGTTTTGTTTCTGCCTCTATCGGTGGATTTGATATAACAAACACAACAATTTCAGATATAGATAATGATTTAGTTTTAAATTCAGACGGACAAATAACAGCTTCTAATGCCTTAATAACTGGTAATATTAATATAACTGGTGGAAGTGCTAAAAATACAATAGATTCAATAAGTTCAACTACAGGTTCTTTTTCAAGTTCTTTATCAACAATAGAACAAGAAACTGGTTCGTTGTTTCAAGGATTAGCTGATGTTAGTTCATCAGTATCAGGTGCTTTTACGGATGCATCAGCTTCATTGGCAACAGATTTAAATACAGTTGAGGCTAATGTATCTGGTGCGTTTACATCTACATCAGCTTCAATAGTATCTACTATTACAGAAGTTTCCTCCTCAACTGTAGAGAGGATAATGACAGACATAAGTGGTTCAATACTAGAAACACCACCATCACCAAGTGGAGAGGGATTATTTTTAAACTATCCACACATGGGCTTCTATAGTGGTAGTGAGTACAAAGCTTTCATTTCTGCAAGTGGTGGTTTTCTATTTAAAGCTGATGATAATAACTTAATATCATTTGGACAGTCAGTATCTGGTGGTGATGGAGTAGATACAAAGTCTTTTGTACTAAAAGCTGACAATGTGTTTATGAGTGGTTCTAAAATAAATATGTTATCAGATAAGTTCTTCTTAGGTGGTGATTCTACATTCGTAAGTGGTTCAGATGGTAATATAGAGATTAGTTCTAGTAGATTCCACTTACAACCTGATGGTGATGTAGTGATGAATGATATAACGGCTTCTAACGCTAGATTTTCTGGTCACTTGACAATAACCGCTGGGCCGGCTCAAGACACAATAGACTCCATAAGTTCTACTACTGGATCTTTTTCTAATTCATTATCATCAATTGACCAACAAACAGGATCTTTGTTAGCAGCAACTTCATCACTAGGTAGTCAGATAACAGGAGCGGTTGATTCAGGTTCATTGTTTGCATCAAATGCAGAACTAACTGCTTCATTGATAGGAGTTCAATCACTCGCATCGGCTTCTTTGTTTGCTAGTGGGGCATTTGCATCATCTTCGATACAATCTTCATCACTAGCTTCCACCATAACCACAGTATCATCATCTACGGTGGAAAGGATAATGACAGACATAAGTGGTTCAATACTAGAAACACCACCATCTCCAAGTGGTGAAGGACTTTTCTTAAACTATCCGCATATGGGTTTCTATAGTGGTAGTGAATTTCAAGCTTTTATATCAGCGAGTGGTGGATTCTTATTCAAAGCTGATGATAATAACTTAATATCATTTGGTCAAAGTGTTAGTGGTGGTGACGGTGCAGATACAAAGTCTTTTGTTCTCAAATCTGATAACGTATTTCTTAGTGGTTCAAATGTAAATGTTTTAACAAGAAGATTTTTCTTTGGAGATGACGGAGCTCAATTCATAAGTGGTTCACAAGGAAACATAGAGATTAGTTCATCAATGTTCCATTTAGATCCACAAAATAACAAGGTAGCTATTAGTGGTTCAATAACTGCAACTGATGGTACAATAGGTGGTATGAGGATAGATGAATCTAAGATAGAAAGTGTCGCTGATGCTGGAGATGGTTCTACAATAATTTATACTGTTACGGCAGCTGGTGGTGCATTTTATATAAATGGGGTACAACAACAATCCTTGACATTAATACCTGGTAACACATATAGATTTGATGTGTCTGATGATTCAAATGGTAGTCATCCATTTAGATTTGCTACGTCAGCAGATGGAACTACATATTCAACTGGAGTTACTGTAAATGGAACACAAGGTTCGGGTGGAGCTTACGTTGAAATAGAAATAACACAAGACACACCAAACACTATATACTATAAATGTACTGCACATTCTGGTATGGGAGCAGCAATTAACATTGATAAAACATCACCATTAGTTTTAGATGGTAATACAGGTCAAATAACTGGTTCTAGATTCTTATTCGAGGGTGGTAGAATTAGTGGTTCTAATGTTGATGTGATTACACCAAAATTCTTTTTTGGAGATACTAATCAATTCGTAAGTGGTTCTGAAGGTAATATACAGATAAGTTCTAGTAAATTTCACTTACAACCAGATGGTGATGTAATAATGAACCAAATCACTGCGTCAGGTGCTAGAATTGAAGGTCACTTTACCGTAACATCTGGTCCTGCTGCAGATACACTAGACTCGATAGCTGCAGAGACTGGTTCTTTACAAACTGGAATAACAAATTCTGAAGCGACATCATCATTGATAGGTGTAAGTGCTGCGGCATCAGCTTCATTAGCGGAAGCGACTTCATCTTTGTTAGGGGCAAGTGCATTCGCTTCAGCATCAGCACAATCAGCTTCAATAGTTTCAGATGTACAAACCCATTCAGGTTCTATGGCAGGTTCTATTCAACTCACAACTAACGGAATGAATATTGTTAGAGCTGACAATGGAGATCAACTAGCTTCTTACGGAGCCACTACGACAATAGGGCCTACTAACGGAGAACACGTAAAAATTTCTAGTACAGCAGTTGAGTTGAAAACTGATGATACCACCACAGTACTATCAGCATCAGCTGCTGGTTTAGAAATGCAAGGAACTGTTAAAGCTACTGCAGGTGAGATTGGTGGATTTGAAATTGGTGCAAATGATATATCTGTAAGTGGTCAGAATCCGTATGTTACAGGTTCAAATTTTCAAATACATACTGCTACAAGTGGACCTTATATAGCTATGAGAAAAATGTGGAAAGGTAATTTTGAAGTTATACCAAATGTATCAGCTGGTAAAATAGTATTAGGTAGAGATTTTGTTGTAAGAGACGATGTAAATCCACCATCATTTGACGGAGAAAGAATAGAATTAGACGGAGAATCTGGTTCATTTTCTTACTTCTCAGGTTCAGGTACTCCAAGTGCTGCTAATCCAGTTTTCAATCGTCATGTATTAATTGGTGGAAAAATATATGATGGTGGTTCTTTAGAATCATTAGTGTCTGCAAAAGAAAATACAACTCCTTTATCTGGTATAGCGTTAGTATCTAGTTCAATGGTAATTGATAATACTTCAGGTGGAGTTGGTCAAACTAGTTATGTTCCTAATATTGCGTCACACGTAGGTGGAACTGGTGCATTTCAACGTGGTGTAACATTTACCATGAAACGAGAAGCTATAGCAGACAATCCGTATTCATCCGATGGTACTGATATTGGAGTTAGAAATTTAGTAAATGGTAGATTTAGTGATTCAAACCAAAGACTTTCTGCAGGAAATATTATACAAATATTATCTGGTTCAACAGATATGGCAGCTAGACCACAGTATGGCATACACTCTTCAGTTCATGGAGTTGTAGATGGAGCAACATATTCTGATTTTACAAATGATAATGGAAAATATTGGAGTGGATTTTTTGGATCTGGTAGATTTACGGTTAGTAGTAGTTTAGCTCCTATTGAACTCGAAGGTCCTGTTTCAGTTACAGGTTCTTTAGATGTTTGGGATTCTTTACGTGTTACAGGTTCTATTGATACTACTGGTAGTATTAATATAAAGGCTACAGCATTAGGTGATTTTAATGGAAATCAATATGGTGTAAAAGTAGATTCATCACACGCTGCCAATCAACAAGCTGGAATGTTATTTAAAAATGATGCTGATGAATGGATAATCGGAGTAAATGTTTCTGATGATTTTAAAATACAATTAGGTGATGATTTAACAAATGATTTAACATCTAACGGTTTTATAATGACTGATTCCGGTCTTATGTACTTAAATAGTGAAGGATTATACTTAAATGGTGGGTATGGATCTACTGGAGTAACAGTAACATCTGCTGGTAATGTATTATCTCCTGGTTATGGATGGTTCAATGGTGGAATTAGTGCAGGAACAGCAGCAGATCCTGGTGATGGTAATGTGATGGCAACTGGAACTGGTTCATTCGGCCATGGTGTAATTACATCAACTACAACTGCAGCTCCTGCAACTCTTACACTACTAAATACGGATGGTGGTATTACTAGTGCAGGTGAAGTTTTTGGACAAATTCAATGGAAAGCAAGAGCCAATAACTCTGCTGTTGAATCAGTAATTGCTCAGATTGATGTAGATACACGTAGTAGCACTTGGAATGCTGGTGACAAACCAGCTAGAATGTCATTTAAGGTATCTGATAATACTGCAGATGAACTTGAAGAAATCTTTTTCATTCAATATGAATCAGGTAATCCATCTATGCAAATTCAAGAAGAATTAAAAGTTGCAAAAGCACTTTCTGTAGGTGACCTCACACCAAGTGGAACTACTGGTAGAATAGATGCAGCTAACGATGTTGTTGCTTATTCTTCTTCTGATATTAGATTTAAGAAAAACACAACACCAATTCAAGATTCTTTATTTAAAATAAAACAATTACAAGGTGTGGAATTTGATTGGATACCAAATGAAGAGCATCATGGGTACGAAGGTCACGATGTAGGTATAATTGCACAAGAAGTGGAAAAGGTATTACCTGAAGTAGTAACAACAAGAGATAGTGGATATAAAGCAGTTAAATATGAAAAGATGATTCCATTGTTAATTGAAGGTATAAAAGAACAACAAGAGCAAATTGATGAACTTAAAAAAGAAGTAGAGGAGTTAAAAAATGCCTAGTGCTGGTGATAATCTTAGTTTAGGAAAACTTGGTAGAGCAGTGGGTGCTACTAGTGATTATACATCTGAGGTAAGTTTAGCAGCAGATGGAAGAGGTTCTACTGGTACTGCTACAAATATGTCTATGTTTGATGCTGGAATTGTTGGTACTCTTTCTAGAAGCCCAACTAGTGGTGGTGGTGGTAGTAATCCAACTGCAACTATGAATTTTACATCACCAGGATCTTTGTTTATTTCAAGAATAGCGAGTAGATATCAAAATTTTACATGGTCTGATACTGGAGATGTTCCTGGTATTTGTAGTGTTAATTCAAATCAAGATTATACCGCACAATATACTCTAGGTGAATCATTTGCGGTATTTACTCTTACACTACGTGGAAAATTTCACGAAGCTGGTCAAAGTGATGGATTTAATGACCATGTGACAAATTATAATACATTAAGAACTACCACTTTTGCTTATGATGGTAGTTAGAAACTTAAAGGAGAAATAAAATGTTAAAAGAATTTAAAGATATAATAGAAATAACCTTACATCACGAGGGTGGATACGTAAATGACCCGAATGATTTAGGCGGAGAAACCAATTTTGGTATTGCAAAACGTTTCTATCCAGACGTTGATATAAAAAATTTAACGAAAGAAGAAGCTTCTGATATTTATAGAAGAGATTATTGGGATAAAAATAAAGTAGATGAGATGCCCGAACAACTCAGGCACATATATTTTGATATGTGTGTAAATCAAGGTAAAGGAACTGCAGTAAAAGTTTTACAAAGAGCTTGTAATTCTAAGAAAGCAGACCTTAAAGTAGATGGTGGTCTTGGCCCAATGACATTGGCGGCAATACAGAAATACAATCCATCTTTACCTAGAGTTCGTTGTTATAGGTTGAAACATTACTATGATTTAGTCAATAGAAAACCTGAACAAGAAAAATTCTTGTTTGGTTGGTATAGAAGAACTATGGAAGTATAAATGAATAAACTTACAGAATTTTTAACAAAACCATTCTTAGAAGAAGATGTATTAAACGAGGGTGCTAGAGATCCTGGTATTTTTAAAGCAATATTTCTTGCTGGAGGACCTGGTAGTGGTAAATCGTTTGTAGCTCAAAAGTTATTCGGTATACCTGAAAAGATAAATGTATCTAAGACAGGTTTAAAGATGGTAAATCAAGATAACGAACTTGAACTTTTGTTAAAAAAATATTTTGGAACAACAGATATTGACAATATGCCAGATGAGTTATTTGCTGATTTAACAGGTGTAGATAAACAAGGTAAACCTGTAGATTACGATACAAGTGGTTTGAGAAAATTTGCTAAATCATTAAGTAAACAAAGATTAAAACTTTATACAGATGGTAAGTTGGGTGTAATCATAGATGGTACAGGAC